ATCTGGTTTTCAAAATATTAATTCTTACTCTGGTAAATCTTTTTATGCAATTAATTTAAATTTTAAATATACATATTCTTTAAAACTACCAGCGGCCGCAGATTTCTTACTGACATATGATATTGAAAAAAGAAATGAGTTCTTTACATTAGAAGAGTCTCCTACAAATACTGTAGTATTAAATGCAGAAAAAATTCCTAATAGATTATATTTACATGTAAATAATGATAAAATATATGAAATTAATAAATCAAAAGATTACTATGGTATACAAAGAGTAGAAAAAGTAACACCATTTTCATTTACTATTAAAACTCCAGAAACAACAAATGGTTATGAAACCATAGGACTTTCATATACTGCTAAATCTTATGGTGCATCAGGTCCGCTTGCAGAAGTTTCAGTTTCAAGTGGTGGTTCTGGGTATAAAAAATTACCCAAAATTTCTAAAATTATTAAAAAGGGTACATTAGATACTATTGCTGGGAATGGTAAGGCAATAGTTCAAACATACTCTACCACCATTGGTAAAATTAAAAAAATAACTTATAATTCTTCAGGAGAATCATTTACATCAAATGGGGTTGTAAATCATTATGTAAATATACCCGCAACCGCTAAAATAATTAATAATTTTGAAATATCTAGTATTGAGGTTTTGGATGGTGGTAGTAATTATAATAATGCAATTACGTTGTTGGTTAATGGTGTAGAGAATCTTGCTGTATTAGAAGCTAAAATTACTATTGGATCTATTGCATCAGTAAAAGTCATTGATGGTGGACTTAATTTTAAAGAAGAACCAACTATTACAGTAAAGACTCCCGTCAATGGAATTGTTGGTAGTGGTGCTATTTTAAAAGCAAATATAAGAAGAAAAAAAATTATAGTGGGTCAAAAACTTACTGGTTTAGCTAACTCTGCATTATTTCCAGTGAATATAGAGGCAACCGTAGTTTCATTTGATCAAAACTCATCTACAATTGAATTTGATGAAAATGTTGGACAATTTAAGGATGGCGATACTATCAGACTCAATGATAAAATATATGGAAAGATAAAAAAAATTAGTAGATCTAAAGCATATTCTAGAGTTAGTTCTACTATTGATCTCCCACCAAATGAAACAAATATATCTGGTACATTAAGTGATAGTTTACAAAAAATTACTGACAGTAATTATTACCAAGATTGGTCATACACTATCACATCGTCTAGAGATACAAAAGACTGGAAATCTCAACAACAAATTAATACGCACCCAGCTGGATTTAGACAGTTTGGTAAAAAAATAATTGAACGAAGAAAATTTTTCTTCAGGAATCCACTTGATGTTTTTAAAAGTAGTGCAATTTTTACTACTGTAATTTCCAGCAAACTTGATCTCAAATTAAAACTTGCATCCTGCGGAAAAACTAGAATTTTCTTACCTAGTACTAGTATTGGAGTAGACCCAGGTTTTGAAGTAAATGATTTTATAATAGGAATAGAATCTGGAGCTATTGGTCAAATTATTGAAATTACGGCAAATTCAGTACTAGTTAGACTTTTTGATGATAATGATTTTATTAGTGGTGAAGTTATTGTAGAAATTAGTAGTGTATATGCATCTGGTAAATCAACTGAAACATTAAAAACATTTAATTTTTGGAATGGAATTTATCAAGAACCTAGTATAAGTTATGATGTTTCATCTGCTGTTGGTAGTGGTCCGGTAATTTATATACCAAATTATTTGGTTGATGATAATGATGAGATTACTCTTTATCATTTTGATACTGAAATTGAAAAAATGGATGTTCAAATTGTTACTAAAGATCAAGTATCCATTACCATCACAAAAAATAATATACCAGTATCACATAGCAATATAGATAAATTTATAATTTCCATTGGTGGAATTGTTCAGGATCCAAATTCACTTACCGTGACAGGAAATACTTTTACTTTGTCAGGATCACTTGGTTATGATTCAAAACTAATAACAGTTAAACATGATAATCTTAGTAAGTTAGCACTTTCAGGCGGTACAGGTACTACTCGTACCATTACATCTGGTCAAACAATCACTAGTGATTGTCAGTTATTGCTATTCAGAACTGGTGTTTCTCAATCACAATTATTTACAGATTTTAGTCGATCTGGAAATGTAATTACATTTTCCGAGAGTATTCCAGCTGGTGAAGTGTTTGGTTGGCACATTAATGAGACAGTTCAATGTCAAGGAATTCAGGGTTCCACTATTAATCAAAATACAATTGAAAAACTAACTCCATGTCAAAAGACTAGATTTGTTCAAGTATTTGAATCTAATTCGGTCAGAAAACCAAAATCTATTGTTGAGATTAGAAAGGAAAATCTTAGTGGAACAATGGTTCCTGTTAGTAATACTAGAGTAGAAGGATTTAATACTAAATTTTCATACACAACTCCCAGTAGTTCTGGTAGTTATGTGGAAGTTATAGATAAATTACCTTTAGATAATAGCACAACAACATTTAATATAACAGTTGATGGATACACATACAATCCATCAAATGGTGAAGAGAGTCTAGTCGTAAATATTAATAATCAGATATTGGATCATGATCAATATTCTGTGTCTGGTTCTACAATAACCTTTTCTAATACATATCCCGCTTCGACCGAATGTACTATAATTGATTTTGTTAGTGATTACCTCTCAAATACTAGTAATGAACGGGGTTCTATATTAGATAGATTAAATGTCAAACAAAACGGCACCAGAACAATATTCAATCTTTCTACGAATGGAGTTCCTGAGTACACAAAAAATGTAGGTGATGTTTTTACAATTAAAAATAATCAATTATTAAGACCTGATTCTACATCCCAATCATTAACAAATAATAAAATAACGTATGTTACTGCTCCTACATCTAGTGACAATATACAATTGTTATATTTTAACCGACAATTAACTCCAGCTAATACTAAAAATGTAGTAATTAATATTTCACAATGTTTTAATGATACAGAGTTAACTTTTCCATTAACAGTAAGTGGATTATTACAAACGCCAATATCGGTAAATCATATTTTTGTTGTTAGAAATGGAGTGTTTCAAAAACCTGGTACGGATTATAGTATAACAAATAGTAGTTTTATTACATTTAGTGACGCTATAGATTTTTCTGAAACCATTCATGTTTACTATTCATATAATGGACTAAATCAAAATATTATTTTAGATTCCTTAACCGGTATCAATGGATCTCAAACAACCCACAATTTAACTGACAGTGGTACTGCATTCACACCCCCAAATGCAGATGATTTGATGGTATTTAGAAATGGTGTAATTCAAAACCCAGCAGAAGATTTCACAGTTAGTGGTAGCACAATAACATTTACTACTGCTATACAAACTACCGAAACTACATTTATACTTTATACACATAGTTCGGAAGAACTTAGTATTTCTAGTTCATCTGCACAGTCAAGTAGTGTAATGAGATATACATTAGGTACAACTATTGCATCATCTGATTATGATGAAGTTGTTGTGTATGCTGATGGAACTCCAAGATTTTTTAATAAAGGTGACTTTACTGTTAGTGGAAATAAAATTGATTTAACCCATACTGATGGTGTACCACCAACAAGCATTTTTATTGTAAAATATCCTACAGTAACTCTTTTCGATGAATTGCAAAATTGCCCAGATGGGACTAGAACAGATTTTAGACTTATTTACAATAATGCAAATTTAAATAATGCAAATGTTACTGAAGATGCTGATATATTAACAATAAAAAATGGAATTATTTTAAATCCAGGTAATGAATACAGTATTAATGCTTCTGCATCACTAGTAACTTTTACCACAGCTCCACTCGCAACAGATAATATATATTGTATAAGAATGTATGGAAACGATGAAGTAAGTATAACAAATACTACCGGCAATACTTATACTTTAGGTTCATCGTATACTGGATCTGATAGAGAATCATTAATTGTATATTCTAACAATCAAGTTAATATTTCCGATGTTGATTTTACATGGGTTAATAACAATACCATAACACTTTCAGCTGCTCATACTACTGGTAGTCTATTTGCAATTAAATTTAATGGTGTCGTCAGTATTTTGGATGAAATTAATACACCATTTAATGGAAGTAGAACTATATTTAACTTATTTGAAACCATGGAAAATTTTGTACCATCTGGTACTATAGACAATGATGGAGTTTCGAGTGATTCTAGTATCTTAGTAACAAAAAATGGTAAATTATTAGAATCTGGATATGATTATACATTAAGTGGTGATATCAAAAGTAGAATTAATTTTACTACCGCCCCTGAACAAAATGATATAATTTCTATCCGATCTGTTGGGTCATTTGATAAATTGGATACTATCTCTAGCGGATCTGGCACCCAATTCCCACTACAGAAATCTAGTTCTCCATATTATCCAAACGCTCACATTGAAAGACCAAGAGAACTAGAAAATCAAATTATTGTTACCAAGAATGGTAATATTCAAAGTCCTGTATATGATTACTATATTGATAATAATACTATTGTCTTTATGAGTTCTGTTACCGGTGCTAGATTATCTTTTATTGATTTTCGTGGCGCTCCTAGTGATGTTGAAGTTGTTACTAGACTTAATGAAATATCAGTTGACGATAAGATTACTATTTCTGGCGAATCAGGACCAAGAACTGTGACTTCTGTACTATCTCCAACGGTAATCGAAACTGCATCATATAGTGATAATTCTCCAGAAAATTTTGGTGCTACTGTATCTTATTCTGGTGGTAAAGTTACTGGTTTAACTATGACTAATGGTGGTGCATACTATGAAAATAATGTAATTATTCGCACAAAAGGTCCTGGTACTAGCATTCAAGCTACTGCTAAGGTTGATATGATTACTGGTGAAAATATAATAGATTCTAGTACAATTAATATTACTAATCCAGGAAGTAATATCTATGTAAATCAAGAGGCAGTCGCAACCGTATTTGGGTCAATTTATAAAGAACTACCTCTTCATGTATCTAGTATTGTTAAAGCGACTAAACTTGCTTCTAATATAAATGCAAGTATTGAAACGGTTTCATTATCAAACACATCTGGAGTATCTTCTAATTCTCCATCAATAACAATTTCAGCACCATCTCACTCTGGCGCCAATGCATCGTTCAATATATTTGTTTCTAGTGGAGAAGTGAGAAAAGTTGAAATTGTTTCTGGTGGTTCTGGATATGATGATACAGAAACTACTATAGAACTAACTGGTGGTGGTGGAACTGGTTGTGTACTCGAACCAGTTCTCAGTGGAGGTGTATTTACTGGAGTTACTGTTAGAAATACTGGAGTTGGATATGACACATTTAGTGTAATTGTTGATAGTGAAGTTATTGAATATACGACCGTATCCAGTAATACTATTACTGGATGTACTAGAGGTGCCAGAAATACAACTGCTGTATCTCACAATGCACAAATTGAAACAGGTACTGATGATCCATCTACGTATACATTGGTATATTTTGAAAATCATGATGATTATCTATGATAAATAACAGTACAAATATTAATAGGAAAAATAATGCCCTCACTAGTAACTGATAATTTTAGGGTTTTTGCAGCTGAACAATTTATTGAATCATTGGAAGAACCATATAATTCCAGTAATACTCCTGAAGACGATGCTTCAGCAGCTGCCCAAGCATATAGAAGTAAACTTTACTTATTTACAGGAAGATCTCAACCATGGACGCTGGAGAGATATAGTACCAATAGTTCTGTTACAGAATTCTCACCACCAGAACCATACGATTCATTTAATGATTTAAATGAAATTTATGATGATATGATTTCTTTGAAGAGAGTCAATAGAGCAGATCTTTCTCAAGTAGTTAGAAGAATTAATTGGCAAACTGGAGTAAAATATGATATGTATAGGGATAATTATTCTAAGGTAAACCCATCATTAAATGGACAAACTAGTTTGTATGAGTCGCAATTTTATGTAGTTAATAGTGATTTTAAGGTATATAAGTGTATTTTTAATGGAACTGATGCAGATAATACTACTGGTAAAGTATCAACAGTAGAACCAACTGGAACTCAAACAACTTTTGAATCTGATGGTGGTGATGGATATATATGGAAATATATGTATACCATTAGTATTTCCGATTATGTTAGATTTGTATCCTCAGATTTTATTCCAGTTAAAACTGACTCATCAGTTGCTGCAGCAGCTGTTGATGGTGCTATCAATCAACTGGTGCTGACAAATAAAGGTTCTAGTATAACTAATGGCACATATTTTTGCCCAATACTCGGTGATGGTAGTGGTGCTGTAGCAAAGTTTATTGTAACTTCTGGATCAGTATCTACGGTATCTATACAAAGTGTCGGTACTGGATATACAAGAGGAACAGTTATCTTGACTGAAGGTTATAGTTCAGAATCAGATGCATTATCAAGAACAGGAAGTAAAATAACATTGGGTATAACAGTTGATGTTGTGATTGGACCGACTGGTGGTCATGGATCAAACCCTGCTTTAGAACTTGGTGGTTTTAGAGTTATGATCAATAAGTCATTAGACTTTTTAGAGGGTGATGGAGATATTCCAGTTAATTCTCAATTTAGAAGATTTGGTTTGATTTCAGACCCACAAAACTTGTCGTCAACAGATTTAACTACAACTACTGCTACAGCTTGTTTTTCTATAAAATTTCCATCAAGTGGTACTGGCGCTCCCACTGGAGATTTTCAAGCTGGTCAGATAATTAAACAGGCTACTACGGGTGCTATAGGAAGAGTAATTCACTATGATACGGTTTCTAAAGTTTTAAGATATTATCAGAATGAATTCTTGGATGCTGATAGCAGTCAAACTACTGCATTCAGATATAAAAATATTCCTTTTAGCGGGAATAATGAAATATCATTTACACCAGGTGGCGGCGGAACATCTATTGAAGGAACACCTGATGCAACTGCAGATTCTTTATCATTTGGTGTAAATTTTACTGATGGATATGCTACTCCAGAAGTTAAAAAAAATAGTGGTAATATTATCTATGTTGAAAATAGAAAAGCAGTAAATAGATCAAATGATCAAATTGAAGATGTCAAATTAGTAGTAGAATTCTAAAATAAATAATAAAAAGTAAAACACCCTGAAGGCTCACAATAATGCAGGAAACAAATACTAAAATATCTCCGTATTTTGACGATTTTGATAGTTCAAAAAATTATCAAAAAGTACTATTTAAACCGGGATATTCAGTTCAGACAAGAGAATTAAATACTCTTCAATCAATTTTGCAAAATCAAATTGAAAGATTTGGTCAGCATATATTTAAGGATGGATCTCTTGTTATCCCCGGTAACGTAAATTATGACCTTTTAGCTAAGGCTGTTTTGATTCAACCTATAGTAAATGGATTTTCTGTAGAGTCAACTCTTAGTTCTCTAAAAGGAAAAGTATTAACTGGGGCTACTTCTGGAGTTAAAGCTGAAGTCACAAATACATTAACTAGTACTCTTTCTGAAAAGGATACTAATACTTTGTATGTTGCTTATAATTACGGTGGTATTGAGGAGGAAGGTGTTCAGATAAAAGAATTTAAAAATAATGAAGTTCTTTTGGATTCATCTGGTAATGCTGTAGCAGTTACTACAGTACAAAATGCAACTGCTTATAGTGGATCTACTGCTACTATTAATTCTGGTGTTTATTTTATTAGAGGATTTTTTGTCGAAGTTTTAACCCAACAAATTATATTAGAACAGTATTCCATAAGACCATCATATAAGGTTGGTCTTCAAGTTATTGAAAGTGTTGTTACTTCCGAGGAAGATTCTAAATTATATGATAATTCTACAGGTGCAAGTAATTTTGCATCGCCGGGAGCAGATAGATTACAATTTGAACTAAAATTAGTAAAACAAAACCTTCTAATTTCTGAAAATTCTAATTTTATTGAATTATTAAGATTTGAAGATGGTGACATAACCCAACAAGCTGATGCATTGCAATCAGCTTATTCTGAACTAGAGAGAAATTTAGCTAGAAGAAGTTATAGTAATCATGGTAGTTTTACTACAAGACCATATCAAATTAAAATTAAAGAAGCTCTTAATAATGGAACTAATGGTGGTATATATAATTTAAATGATGTTACCGTTGAAGGTAAGATTATTGTAAATGAAATTCCTGCTGGTGCTACAAGTTCGGCTGTCGGTGAATATGGTGATGGTGTATCAACATATATTATTGGTAAGGATTACTTTGTTATAGAACTTTCCGAAGGTAAAGCATCTGTAGAAGGTTTTGAAGTTCTAAATGAAAAGAAACAATATAGAATAGTACCAAAACCAAGAAAAACACAGTCAATTAACAACGAGGGATCTATACTACAAATTGGTTCTTATGTAAATGTATCAGATGCTAGTGGGACGGTTAATTTTAATGATGACTTATTATTATCTGATGTAGATGGTAATCAAATTGGTATATCAAAAGCTTTGGGTCTTAATGGAAGTGACAAATTGTATGTTACTGATGTATCTGTTTTTGATAAACTAACTTTGTCATCGGTTGCTGGGATATCTGCTGGTGATTTCATAACTGGATCTATATCTGGAGCTACTGGTTTCGTTCATGATATAGTTGGTTCTGTAGTTAGACTAAAACAAGTTTCTGGTTCATTTAATTCAAATGAACTAATAAAGTCAAGTAACTTTTCACTTCCTAGTACTACTACAATAACTTTAATAAGTAAAGGGGTATTAGAAAATGTTAGAACATTCAGTAAAAATAGTGGTTTTTCTTGTACTGTTAAACTAGATTCAGTTTCCTTGTCAGGATCTTCATTTACGGTTAATGGTACTACTCTCACCGGCGTAAATACTTCATTTGGTTTTGAAATATTTCCACAATCAAAAATAAAGTTGGGTAATGAAACTCCGGTTGAAGTATCTTCTGTAACATCAAGCACAGTCACATTATCCACTGCCGTCACTGCGGGTACATATTATAATGCATCAAAACAAATTTGTAAGTTACATACTTCTAAAAATGGTTTAACTAATAGAATATCTTTAAAACCAGTTGAATCTAGTGATGATTATGTTCACAGTAGATTAATAACCGAAAATACTACAGCAGGTAGTGGCGGACAAGTTACTATACAAGTAGAATCTGGTAATGTTATTAATAAAGACAATATAATTGTAACTACTAGTTCCGGTAAAGTTACTGGTGCTGTAACTACTCAAGTAGCTACTAATATTGTTACTCTTTCTTCTACTGGGTTAACTAATGGAGAATCAATAACTGTATATTACACAGAGCAAATTGGAAATCCAACTATTAGAACTAAAACTAGGAGGAATTATAACTTCCTAGAAGTATCTAAAGTAAAATCTGCCTCTAACAATGTTTATGGCACTAGGTATACGGATAAAGAAATATCTCTAAAGTTTTCGGATGTAATTAAAGTACACGCAATTCACCAATCAATTAACGCTAATAGTGGTGCATCTGAGTTATTTGATTCTTTATTGTTAAATGATAGCACTCATATTAATGTTGGTGATGTAATTAAAAAAGGTAATATTAGAGCAAGAATTGTATCTAAGAATTCAAATCTGGTTTATGTTGTATATTTGTCAGGAACTAAATTCCAACCAGGTAGTAATTTAACAATATCTGTTGATGTTGTGTCATCAAATTCAGTATCGGGAATATTTATTAAAACATCTACATATGGAAAATATATAAATGTTAAGGATGATTTTAAATTAGTTAGAAATGATACTAATAATTTTTATAGAATATCAAAACTAGTTAGAAAAAATTCTGCAGCTCAACCAGATAAAAAACTGGTTGTTGTATTTGATTATTTCGAACATAGTAATACAGAAAATGATTTTTACTCTAAAGAATCATATGGATCAGTGAATTATGAAGATATTCCTCAAGCTTTCAATTTTGTTTCTATGGCGGATATGATTGATTTTAGGTATACAGTTTCTGCGTCTTCGGGATCTTCAGTTGGAACTATATCATCTCCATGTTCAGAAACTGCTACTAATTCACCATTTAACATATACGAAGCATCATTTAGTACTAATCAAAAGATTCCTTCAGCTGAAAATGTATTCATATCTGACTATAGTTTTTATACAGGGAGAGTTGATAAAGTATATCTTACTATAGCTGGTGAAAAATATGGATATAATTCAGGAGCACTTAGAGTAATTCAGGGTTCAGATTCTGTAGAACCGGGTTTATCTGATGATGAAAGTGCAGGGTTACTTATAGCGACTATTCATCTTCCTCCATACCTGAAGGATGTTACTCAAGCTGAAGTTAAAATGGAGAAGACTAGAAATTATACTATGAAAGATATAGGAAAACTTGAAGATAGAATTATTAACCTTGAGGAGTATACTTCTTTATCTTTATTAGAAGTTAATACAAATAATTTAAATATACTAGATGAAGAAGGTAAAAATAGATTTAAAAATGGATTTGTAGTTGATGGATTTGTTTCGACTGATGTTGCAGATTTAAATAATGAAGATTATTCTGCTTCTATTGATTTAGATAAAAACTTAGTCAGACCATATCCATCAGTAACTGGTGTTGGTTTATACTTTGCCGACTCCGAAAGCACTGCTATTTTAAGTAAATCATATATTAGTATTCCATTTGAAGAAGTGCCTTTAGTAGAACAAAATTACTCTAGTAGAGTTGAAAATCTTTTTCCATATGAAGTATTTTCTTGGATTGGAAATATGGATGTCTTTCCCAAAAAAGATATCTGGTATGATACCCAAAGAGAAGTCATAGAAACTCAAAGTATAGATCTCACAACACCATTCACGGACTTATTTGATTTAGTAGTACCAAGTGGACAAATTTGGGATGGTTGGACGACTGACGTTGATAGAGTATCTGGAGGAACTTTAATAACATCAACTAATAATGGTACTGAGTTTGATATTAATAATTTAAATTTTGAACTAGAATCTGGAGATACCATTCAAAATATTAGAGATTTGAGATATGCTAGATCTAGAGTTATTACAACTGGATCAACATTATTAAAACCAAACACTAGATTTTATTTTTATATTGATGAAGTAGAATCTAGCGACATAATTTATCCAAATTTATTAAGAGATTTATCTATCACCGGAACATTTCTCGTAGGTGAAAAAGTTGATTTTTATAAAAAACAAAATCCTTCTGATATTAGCGTCCAGGTTATTCCTGACAGTAGATTATCTGCTACTGTAGTAAGTCCATACGATTTCCAAGATAGTACTAAAATTAAATCATCTGATTTTTCTAATGGGTATGTCTCTGGAGGAACTATTTTAGCAGTAAATGATGTGAGATCTACTGATAATTCGGATATCAATCCTACATATCCAGGCACAGAGTTTATGATTGTTGGTAGAAACTCTGGTGCAGTTGCTAATTCGGGAAAATCTAGTCAACATTTATATAGTGATGAGTTTGGAAATTTATCAGCATTTGTAATACTTCCTGGTAGAGAATTTGAAACTGGAGATTTGACTTTCTCAATTTCTGATATTCCTGATAATTTACAAGTCAAAAATATTACCGGATCATATGCAATCGCTCAATATTATTCTCAAGGGACACAACTTGATGTCACATCTACAGTAACTACACTAGAAGCTCCTGAATTGACAGCTACTGCTGTCACCCAATCAACAACAAGATTTATTCCAGATCCACCACCACGACCTGCTGGTCATGATCCAATTGCACAGTCTTTCTTCATTGGTGAAGAAGGTGCATTTATAACTTCTATTCAAGTATATTTCCTAACCAAAGATGAAACTCTGCCAGTTACTATTGATATACGAACTGTAGAAAATGGATTGCCAACTCAGTCAATTGTACCTGGTTCTGTAGTCACAGTACAATCAAATGATGTTAAAATTTCATCAGATGCATCTGAACCCACTACATTTACTTTTGACAATCCATTATATCTAACAAGTAATAATAGTTATGTATTTGTTGTAAGAACAACTAATAAAAATTATAATATGTGGGTTTCTAGATTAGGTGAAGTTGATGTAACAACCGGACTCTTTATTGATAAACAACCAGCTGTCGGTGTTTTATATAAATCATCAAACCAAAGTATATGGACTCCGGATCAATTTGAAGATGTTAAGTTTGTATTAAATAGAGCAAAATTTGATACAAATACGACATATACAGCAGTATTACCAAATTCCCCAATACAAGATCAAAAATTATCTACTAATCCTATTAAGTTTGTAGATGGGTCATCAGTAGTTAAAGTTTTCCAGACAAATCATGGTATGAATAGTACGGGTAATAAAGTAACCCTAACTAATGTTGCTACAAATAAATCAAACTTAAAACTAGTATCTCAAATATCTGGAAACCAATCAAATATTTCTATCACGGATATACTTGATACAAGTAACTTTAATCCATCGCTTGATGGATGGAATGTTATTAATAACTCGCTAGTATCTGTTAGTAATAAAGGATTTTTCAAAATTGATGATGAAATTATTTCATACTCTGGTGTATCTAATGGTAGTTTTACTAATTGCGTTAGAGGAGAATTTGGAACTACGGCAATTTCACATAGTTCTGGGTCTGTTGTGAGTTGTTTTCAATTGAACGGAATATTATTAAATCAATTAAATACTACACATACTATATCTAGAGTCATCAGTATGGATGAGTATGAAATTACTGTACCATATCAAGCAAATGAAACAATACAAACTGGCGGAAATGAAATTCTTGCTACAAAAAATATTCAATATGAATCAATAACTCCATCTATTAATATTTTTACTCCACAAAATACTGTCAGTGAAACAAGTTTACTTACAGTTAGTGGAACTAGTATAGGTAACACAAAACAATCATCATTTATAGTAAGACCTTTATTGGGTATTGATAATTTAATAGAGAATGAATTAACAGAACCAAAATTGATTATGAGTGAACCTAATATGGATAATTTCCAGTCAACATTATCCGGGTCTTTAAAAACATATGTAAATATGTCAACATTATCCGATAGAGTAAGCCCCATTATTGATATTACTGGATCATCTCACATAACAATATCAAATAGAATTAATAAAGAACTTGATTCTAATGGTGATCTTGATCTCAGTTCAGAGATCACTCCGACCGGTGGAAAACATTCTGCTTATATAATCAAGAAAGTTATTCTTGAAAATTCTTCTACTTCTGTAAAAGTTTTATTTGATGCCATAAGAACTCAAAATTGTGATATTAAGGTATTTGTTAAAGTGAAAGGTAATTCAAGTCCCGGTGATTTTGATGATATGAATTATGAATTAGTACCCGCATTATCATACCCAACATCAAGAAACTCTAAGGAATATAGGGCTTTTGATTTTGAAATTAAATCATTGAGAGAATTCCAAGAGTTTAGTGTAAAAGTAATATTTGTTGGGAATGATCAAAGTAATGTACCTAAAATTAAAAACTTTAGATCATTAGCATTGGCACTTTGATATGAAAGAATATAAAGTTGATGGACAACCTGATCTTGTTAGAACATCTTCTAACAATGCTATAGTAAATAAAAATAAATCTGAATATGAAAAATATTTAAGAATTAGTGCCAGTAGAGAAATGGAAAAAAACAGAATTAATGATATTGAGACCAATCTCGGATCACTAAAAGAAGAAATTAATGACCTTAAATGTTTATTAAGAGAATTAATTTCTAAGTAATTTTTTATAAATACTAAAGAAGATTATCTTTTGATATAAATACAAATAAGTGGTAAACTCCTATGGCGGCAGTACACAATCTTTATATTGATCAAGGCTCAGATTTTTCTGCTGAGGTCGGCGTCTATGACGATAATAATAGTGCCTGGGATTTAACTGGGTACACTGGTACGGCCAAGATAAAAAAATCATATTATAGCACGACTTCCATTAATTTTACCGTCACTGTCGCAAACAGTGGTACGATAACTTTATCTTTAACTTCTGCTTCTACGGCAGACATTACAGAAGGAAGATATTTGTATGATGTTGTTATTGTCTCACCTGCAAATAAAAAAACCAGAGTGATTGAAGGTATTGCGACAGTTAATCCAGGGGTAACAATATGAACACCAATGTATCAGTTTCTTCTTCTTCCCCAAGGTCACAAGTAACTGTATCTAATGTACCACAAGTAATTACAGTATCAAAAGCTGGTAGTGGTTCTACCAATCTATCCAATTTAAATGATGTGAATACTACAACAGCTACTGATGGTGCTGTTCTTCAATATGACTCTGCAACAGGAACTTGGATTGCAGAAAATATTTTGGAAAAATCTGGATTACAGATTAATTGTGGTAACTTTTAATTCCCAAGGTAAATAAGAAATGGCAACTATTTTAAAGATCAAACGATCTAGTACAACTCCAACAGCAACACCATCTAGTCTTGGTCAAGGTGAACTTGCCTATGGTGAAGGTGCTAGTACCTATGTTGATGCACAAAGTGCGACAGTAACTTCTTACGGTAAACTATTTGTAGGTAGAGGTACTGAAACAAGTGGTGCCGCGGCAAATATTGATATTATTGGTGGTAAATATTTTACAGATCTTTTAGATCATGGTCATGGAACAATAACTGCAAACTCTGCAGCAATTGTTGACTCTGCTAAAAAAGTTGATGAATGGAATGTAGATAATATTACTCTAAATGGAAATAAAATTTCCACAACAAATAGTAATGGTAATCTTTCAATAGATACTAATGGAACTGGTGATGTAATTATTGCCGGTGCTGCTACTCTAGGAACTAACACATTTAAAATCACTGACGGTTCAACTGACAGATTCGTAGTTGATTCATTCTCTGGTGCTATTGACATTACAACTCCATCGTTAAGTACTGCAGACACCGCATTAAACATTGGATCAACTTGGAATAATGCTGGTGCAACATTCTATGGTATTGATGTTGATGTAACCAATAGTGCTTCTGGTGCTAACTCCA